ATGTACAAAATTATCCCTATTATTCTTTCTCTGATATCAATAAATTCATTTGCTTTTAATAATAGTGACCTTGTTGGTATTTGGGCTATGGTTCCACTAAAAAATGGCATTGCTAATGTGGTTGAATATAAAGCAGATGGCTCATCCATACTACAGCCCTTCAATTGTTCAAAGCCTGATAAAAAGGATGAAAGCGAGCATTCAAGCTATTCAATTAATAGTGAAAATGATGTAATCGCACATAAGTCTGAATTTGGTAACTTTGATTTAAAAATATTAGAGATAAACCAAAATACGATGAAATTAGAACAAAAAATAACTGATGATTTCAGTGTTTCTCTGCTGTATATCAAGGTAGATAAGGTTTCCCCCTTATGCTACCTATACGCAGGTGCCGTAAATGAACCACCGAAAACAGGATATACGTCGAATGACTTTACGCCATCACCTGTAATACCTGCAAATGCTGACATTAATAAATATATAGGGAAATGGGCTCTCGAAGATGATATACAAATTGAAATAGCTCAAGATAAAAACGGACAAATATTTCTAAAGAAAGACAGGAGTGAAAACTGGAATCACTTATACAATAATGCTCGCTGGATTAATAATGAATTGCATTATGAATCTTATAGCTATTCAGACAAAAAAAGCCTATATAACCACCCTTTCCATAAGTCGCAGCACAGCTCAATTCTTAAAATAATATCTGATGAAAAATTACTATATTCATTTTTTATTGATGATAAGCAATATGACTATGAGTTAATAAAACTACAGACTACAAATTAATCGCTTACTCGAAAACAAGCACTACAGTTAATTATTAATTCTGCTATAAAATAGATCAAATATGAAAGTATAGTATGCACCTTCGTGATGCATACTATAACGCATGGAATGTTTTTGAGGCACTGGAGGATTTTTATTTTGCCAAGAAAGAAGAAGCTCAACAAAAATAAGCATTCGTCAATCAACAGCAAAAGAACTTACTCCGCTACGTCAAACTGCCGAGCGTTTAATTGCTACTGGTATCGCTAATATTTACCCTGATACTGGAAGTACGTTCACAAGGAGTTCGGTGTTGAGCATATCAATGAGCTTTTTCCTGAGCAGATACCGCAAGCTATTTCTTATCTTGATGCGCTTGAAGGTGAGTATTTGCCTAAAGAAAACAAACCTGTTATTGGTGGAGCATTCCTAATCGATGAAGAATTACTTAATCTTTGCTATGTGTGGAATGATTCAACAGTAATGATCCGTAATATGCTAGATATTGAACCGTTATTGCAAGTTGCAGAGCACAAACTAGCTGGATCATTTTATGAAAAACCACGGGATGCAATGAGAAAAACAAATGCATTACGCCGAACAATTGAAAGGGCTACCCAGCACATTCAAATAAAGCGCAATGAAATGAGTGCGTGGAATATATTACACCGCATTCGTATTCCTGCCTTGGTAATAACCACCCAGCCCAAGGACGGGCTAGATTAGCTATTGAGCGTAACTGTGTTATTTGTAGTCTAGCGCTAACGCTATAGCAACAATAGTCATAACTAAAGCGCCAATGCAGATAAGTACGATAATGCACCCTATTGTCTTTTCAGTTTTGTTTTCCATCTCACTACTCCACTATTCAATTTAGGTTATGTTACTTTATTGGGAGTGCAAATTGAAGCAAACAGAAAACCTGCCGAAGCAGGTTGATATTATTTTAAAGTTACTATTCCGTAGTAAAGAAGTAGGTTTTTCCCTCTTTTACTACCATGGCTGGAAGGCCATATTTGTACATTGGTTTAAAATAAAAAATAAACCATGGTGGGAGGTTTTCACTTAATTTTTGTGCAATTATCATTTTTTTTCTTTGTAGAACCACATCACTAGCAATTGTTCTCGCAGGCATTTCGACTGGATAAATATCTATGCTTGATGGTAGCACTCGATCATCATTCCTAGGCGTAAATAAATAACTCTTTCCTGTGCTATTTAATGGTAAAAATGATGGTGTTGTATACTCTCCTCGCGGAAAGCCTTGCGAGATGTATATGCTTGAGCATTCACGTTTTTCTTGTTTTTTCCGATCAGGTATAGCACACACTATATTCTTATCATGTTGATCAAAGTATATGTCCGCCAATCTTGTCGTTTGATTATAAGCGCCGCTCATTGCAGCCTGTATGATGCCAGTGTCTCCACCATAACCATCTTTGTTATTTCTATCTTTATATCTATTATTTGCATTACCGTATGCTTTTCTTATTGCGTTCTCCATTGTAACGACAACCAACTCTCTTGCATCTTCTGGATTTGCAGCTAACTCATTAGGCACCCAAACAAAAAGGCCATCTATTTCAAAATCCTGACTAGACCAACCAACGTTATAACTTGGCATTACAGACGAAAAATCCACAAGACTTAAGTTATGCTCTTTATCGCTTAAATCTTTCCATTTCCATTCTGGATTTCCAGATATATTCTTAGCTATATACTCGGCCTTAACATCTTTGAACGCTTCTTTTTTTGCAGCAGTAGATATGTTCCATGCATCACTATGCTTGTTATCATACTTATACTTACCCATAGTTAAATCATGGACATTTGATAAAACCGCTGTACATCCAGTAATCAATAATGCAAATAAAACTACCAACCCCTTTTTCATACATCACCATATTTTAGTTAAGTACGTGAATACTAGGATAGATGAAGAATTCAGGCAATAAAAAACCCACCGGAGCAGGTTATTCATTGGGGCTTATGTTTGCTAAATGCGTACATAACAAAAATAGCAGCAGGTGGCATGACAATCACATCAGCCACAATAGTAAATGGTGTAGCTATTATCTTTGCGGCCAAATTCCCAGTACTAAAAGATTTCTTATCTTCAGCAGAATATAGCTCAACTGTATATAACTCATTAAGCTTATCGCCTGATATTGCAGGCAAATTCATATCATTTCTGTCAATAACATACCCTTTAATTGGTACTGTTTTTATCCAAGATGATTTACTATTTCCTTCAGACTTTTTCTTAAAGCCTGCTTGTTCTAATATTTTTATCTGTTCTTTTGTAAGTTTATAATTAGAGTCCGTGTAAACAAAATAATCCTGCATAAATTCAATCGGTGACTGACTGTTGCTATTTGGAAGTATTTTTATTCGAATTATTCCCTCTTGATTATCAAATGCAGCTAACGGTATTTTTTTAACTATTTCATTTAACTCCATTAATTCAGTAGACCCGCTAGTCAATAAATAAGCATATTTTTCTCCCGCGAAACCAAATCCAGAATTTGGAATATTTGCATCATCTGTATCTTTTTTTGTTGTTTTACCTTGAATTTTAATGTTTTTATATTCAAAAGTAGTAACTATCTTATCTGTTAGCTTAACAACATTTTGTGATTTTGTTTCAACCGTAGGATTATCTTCCCAAACACTTTTTGTTATACATCCAGTAGAGCTTAAAATTGACACGCTCAAAAAACACGCAAGTAATTTATTCATTCCATTGCCTTAATAAGTTTAGCTTAAGTTCATAGAATGTTATTGCAACACTTCATTTATGGCAATAAAAAAACCACCGGAGTGGGTTCACTTTATATTTCCATGGCAATTTTTATATTTTTTACCACTACCACAATCATACGGGTCGTTCCTTCTTATACGGGTAGGCTCATTTTTATCAATTTCGGTTGTTTCACTTACGATTTTAAAGTGATTTTTACTTATATCATCAACTATGTCTTTAAAGCCCATAATTTCAGATGCATGTATAACAAAACCTAAATTTAACATTGTACTGGTAGTGAATTTAGCATTTTTCTGCGAAGGTATTTCCGAATTAATAATTTTTCCCTCTATAGTCGCGACAGGCCCGCCCCATAATACCCCCAGCAACGAAACTCTACTCCCTACTCTTATCTCACCATCATTATCTACATAGCTTCCTATATTTGCTAAAAATACAGGCGAACCACTAGAGCCAGGAAAGCAAGCAGCATCAATCAAAAATTCAGATCTTCCGTTATATTTTTTTTAGGGTGAGTTGCTGTGATCCCCTTTCTAATGATTGGAAGGTTATTTACTTCATCCCATAGTGAATTTAGGTATCCTCGCCTTCCGGCTTTAAAAGGTCATCCGACCGTTCGTTATGTGGTATCCACCCAATAACAGGTATAAAAAAAGACCCCATTAGGAGTCTCTTATTTGTGCGTTTTTTTACAGCCCTGCTCGGCGAAACACCTCACTATTAATTTGTTTAAGTTGCTCTAGCGTCATGTATTCACCTTTATCCGTATCCGTCACGCATGAGCGAGGCACGAGTTTTACCAGTATTTCATCTTGCCTCTCTGGCTTTTGGCTTCTCAACCAATCAGAGTAATTAACCTCAGAGGGGATTTGCCCATCCATACTGGCTCTTGAGCTATTAGGGATATCACGAATATCAAACCCTAATTCTTTCTCCGATTTTAAAACAAGTACCTCTGTCGAACGACAACAAAAATGCAGCTTGCCGGGGTCTTGTAAATACGGGATTTTATGTCCAATGGGCTTGTTATCCATTGTGTACATAAGCTGGTCGCGGATCATACACTCTGGCGTTGTTCGTTTATCCAATGTTGATATCCATCGTTTGCCTTTAACAATGTCACTATTCGCACTAGCAAAGTGGTCACGACTTACTGATGCCATATGTCCTAATGCAGTCTTAGTAATACTGATTGCATTCAAACGACTGACTTGTAAGGCGCTATCTTGATAACCTCTATTAGCATGACCTCGCACTTTTCTAGCTATCTGCTCTGTTGTATCTCCAAGTAAAAATCCCTGACGGACAACATTCGATATCCTTGCCATGCGGTCAGCTTCAAGATTCTTCATCTAGCCTTTCAATAAGCGACAAGCAATGGAACCCGAGCAACATGCAAGATGTTGTCTTGTTCGCTTTGGCTTTGCCAGTGCTTAATGTTCAAATTCGCGAGATTTAATAATGGAGGCGAGCCTCGCATGAATCCTGTTCGTTTCGTGTAAAGAGTAACTAGTGGAATATCATCACGAGAAGTTTGCCATTCTTCATGTAGAACCCATGCTTCGTACCCATTCGCACCTTTGTTTCTTCGATAAATAACAACTTTTCTTGGCATGATATGCCGAATTTGCTCTACCTTTGTTTGTCCAAAATCATTTCCATCAACAGTGATAACTTCTTTTACACGTAATTCGGTGAGAAACGTCTTTCCGCCTTTAGTTTCTGACTTCCAACCAATGACTTGCCGAGGGTTTAGCGTCATTTAAAGTATGTGCTATCAATGCATACTTAGCAGATTCAAACAGAGCGGCATCTAGCTGCACAATACAAACAAGTGTAGTAAAGCCAAGTTGACGAGCCTTTAAAATTATATTGCGTGTATTCATACTGCTCAGGTGTCATTCTAAACTTTACTTTTTTACCTCTTTTGTTAGTAATGAAATAAAGATTATTTAGACGCCAAAATCTATCTTTAAGGTTCTTTTTTAACACCTCAAATTGCTGATTTTTTGCAGCCATATCATGACTCCGAGGATATCTCTTTCAGCAACTCAGACATTTGCTTAATGGCTGCTTTCGGATCATGGAGTTTTAACTTGATGCCGTCTTTACTTGCTGTGAGTTCAGATATTGCTGCTAATGATTTAGGGTCTTGCAAGGTGGAGTCTTTAAATTTCCACACAGCTTGAATAACAGGATTGCCATCATCATCAACGCCCATTTTATGCTCACTGAACTCTACCATTTCTGTGAGCTACGTCCGATTGAAGATAGCCGCTCTAAGGCTTCCTCACGCGTCATGATGGCACTAGAAATGGCGGTCTCATTCACTGAATCCAAGAACGATTTCACGTTAGGATTTGTTAGGATTTCACTTGCGCATGAGCGTGCTGTTTCTTCTGTCTTAGCCTTATAGCCAGCCTGTTTATAGGCATCTGTTTGATTCAGTCCTTTCAAGATGCCTAATACGAATTTCTGCTGTAATTTCGTCAGGGCATCAAAAAGAACCTTTTGCTCATCTGTGAGCGTCGGTTTTTTCTGAGCCATAGTGTTTCCTTTAATGTATGCTTTATAAAAATGAGCCTATTTAGATAAGCTCCGCCATAACTATTTCGTTTCAAGGATGACTGATGGGTATAACTGCTGAATTCATTGAGGTTGAGAGTCGTATTGACCTCCCTTTTTTGCCTGTTATTGACATAAATTATTTGTCCCATAGGGCATATTTAAGTTGCAAAGTAATCATATATTTCGATGAGGAGCCTAAGCGTATCCTAAATATATATTCAGCACGTGATAAAGATGGATATGTTCTTGAGCAATGCTTTAAGGAAATTAAAATTAATCAGGAAATAGTCGCGATTCTTCATGGTGTCCATGTGCACCTCTATAATCTAGAAACAGGCTCTACATATAGTGTTGCTTTTAATGATTACGTTGGGCACATCTACTCAACACCTAATATCCATTCCAACAAGCTCACTTCAGACTTTATCGTAACCACTTTTCAATATGCTTTTCTCGTGAATATTAATAGTGGGATTAAGTGGCGATCACCGCAATGTGCAATTGATGGCGTTATTATTCACGAGATAGATAATGACATCATCTATGGTTCTGGCGAATGGGACCCTCCTGGTGGATGGGAGCCTTTTCAGCTAGATATTTATACGGGTAAGTTTTTACACCATCTAAATTAAAAAGCCGGCTCACTCGAACTGGCTTTGTGATTAGCTATTTTTTGTAATATAAAAACCCGCACTAGGCGGATTGGTGTGTATAGATAATTAATTTCCCATGTGGTCTGCTTGGCATAGGCATCCAATGTGTCACTTTGTCGCCGTGAAAATGAGTGTTTCCATCAAAAGAAACATCACAAAAATCATATTCATACCTAGCAACATCCACACCACTTTCTGTACAAATAATAAACATGGTTTGTTGAGTAGCTGGCTTTGGTAATTCATCTTTAACTGAAACTCAATGCATGATATAGCCTCTTTCTTTGAATTAGACTACGTATTATCACATAAAAAAACCGCAAAGTGACATGCCATTACTAATTACTTAGCCTTTTCTTTAATGCTTTAGCGTTTTCCAAAGATGTCTTAGCACTGCTTAATTCACTCATCGCATTTTTAATCATTCTACTTTCTTTGTTCGGGTTATTTCCCCTACAGTCCCAATTGGGGTCAGTAACCTTTTCAACTCGTTGTTGTGCAAGCTGTAGCCGCCTCTCCGCTGCTTCAATATCGCTTGCAGAAAGCAACCATTTATCATAATAATTCTTGGCTTCTTCCGTTTTTTTTAAAAATTCAACAACATCATTTTTTCTAACCGTCATGGAAGACAAATAATATAGACACCACTCTTTAGCGTCTTTAGGCTTGAAATACCAATCTCGAACCCACATCCCATCAAAATTAGTTAGGTCATGAGTAAAAACAAAGCCATTCAAGCTGTGCTCTTTCTGTAAAGCCATATAGCCCCCATTATCTATAAAAAATAATTATAAATCATTTCATAGACTCTGGTGTATGGTTCTATATTCAATAAGATTGCTTGCATGAAAAATTATGACAAAGGATTGTTTATCCTTATATCAGTTAATTCCTTTTCGGTTAAACCAAAGCTAATTATCGATTCTGCTTTCAAAGTGTCAGAATCTCCTAAAAGATGCTTTCTTATATCTATCAATATCTGCTCAATATTTTTCGCCCCTTTTTCATGAGCAAGAATCTCAGATAAATCACTGGCAATTTGCTCAGGCAGCCAAATAAATGCCTGATATGTCAATGTTCGTAGTTTTCTCCTATCACTAGGACGACTCACCCACTCAGCCAATAATTCAGCAATCAAGGCAGACTTCAGCCTTACCTCCCTTGAATTTTTCTCTTCCTCTAAATTCAGTAGGTTTTGCGTTTTTATTTCTTCCAACGCTTTATTATATTGATGCTTTACAGAGTTATTGATTTTCGCTGATATCCATATACGTAAAATAAACGGCATAGCAGTAATTAATAGAAGGGTAATAATTTGCAATATAATTGTTGAATTCATCTAATTCTCCATTAGATAATAGTTTTTTGCCTAAAAAAAGCTAACAGATTCTATCTAACTTTAAATAATTTGTAATGCGTTAATAATCTTCAAAAGACCTCCACAGAAAAGCTTTCGCATAAAAAGGCCGCTAAGCTACCTATTCAATATTTGGTAAGTACATTTGAGCCTCTTTTAAAATCCGCTCCCTTGCAGTAAGCAATAATTGTTTTCTACCACCTGCCCCCCAATTGGCCATTGCCCTTGCGCAACTACTTACGTTTTTAGTTTCAGTGTTGATGATATGGTCTAGTTTGTTCAGCTTATCCACCCCCTGCGGAGTGTTCCGTGATTAAAGTTAATAGATAGCCGCGCACAATCTCTATGCGTCAATTAAGTGTGGTTGATTAGAATTCTGTGGCGGCGTATACGTGACCATCTTCCCGACGTTGGCAAAATGGTAGAAGCAAAAAAGACCACACTAGGCGACCTCTTGAAATAGAATTTATAAAACGAACATCAGAATAAGAAGAGCTACCAGCATAAATCCTTGGATTTTAGCTATTATATTATGTGCATAATAAGGTGAGCTCTTACGAGCCGCCTTTTCACGGCTCTCAAACGAGAAAGCCACACATGATAATGAGTAGATTCCATAACAAATAGTAATACCGACCTGTACGAGGATAACTGAAAAATATTTACCCACTAGCCAGTGGTCTTTTCCATTATTAAAAAAAATGTTACTTACTGATAAATATACGAAGACCATTGCACCAATAAAAAATAAAAGCCACATCACTGTATCTTTATAATTTTTTTGCATTCTACGTCGACCTAAAACGTTACATTTAAATTTACTTTAACTTAAGTGTTTCAAATTTAGCATGTGAACTATCCGGAAATTCCGGAGAGTTGGAATTTAAGGTAATGCGTGATAAAACATATGCACTTAACTTAAATGGAATTTACTATGAATGTCTCTTTTTTGAGCTTCAACTTTTTCATAATATCTCTTTTCTTTTTCATTATTCCCTTTATTTATATTATATCGAACGAAAATAAAGATGACCCCTTCACGACACTTAGCTCAACATCAATTATTTTTTACGCTATTGTGTGCTTGCTATTATTTGAATAACTATAAAACGTAACAAAGCCCCTCCAAAGTGAGGCTCTGCTTTGAACTTGTTAACCGCTCTATGTTTTAATGCAGTGAGTTTATCACAAACTATACATGTAAATTTCGCGATATCCAGTCTTTCCTCGTCGAAAAAACACTATGTGGTATCGATTGTTTGCTATTGTTCCAGCTCCTCTCTTTTTATTGCGTAATATAGCTCTTCTTCCAAAATTTCAAGCGCCCATTCAATGTGTCTCGTACATTGTTGAATGCTAACATCTTGTCAGAATCTTAATTCTCACGCCATCTTTTGCGTGTATTTGCAGTCACAATAACGTTTAATTGCTACATGACGGATTGGGTTACTTAGTTTGAATGTCTTGTTAATAACCATCTCAATAAAAGCGGCATCATCTGATTCTTTGGCGAGAGCGATGAGGTCGCTTACTTTTGCGTTTAATGTTTGATGGGATATCTTAAATAACTCTTCACCGCGGTAGCTCTTCTTAAAGTAATCGTTAATTACTTTGATAATTCGAGTTCTGTAGTGGCTTATTTACTTTAAAGGTAGAAAATTAAGCTCTATCACTAATAATGAATGCCAAGACTTGATAGCTAAGATGAAAAACAGGGGGTCACAGAAAGGCTTCCCATCTCAATCATCGAAGTATTCACACTTGGCATTTATTCGCTCACTACTGAGGATGGCTGCTAATGAGTGGGGTTGGTTAAAAAGCGCTCCATATATTAAGGCCATACCACCAAGGCAAGTTAGGGTTAAGTGTCTGACTCGAGAGCAAGCTACAGCGTTAATTGATAATGCCGTCGATTACCTAAAGCCAGTTATTACCTTTGCATTGGCTACTGGTCTGCGAAGGGGGAATATACTTGGCCTTGAATGGAGTCAGGTTGATTTAGTGAGAAAAGTAGCTTGGATTAACCCTGAGCAATCCAAGAACTATCGTGCAATAGGTGTTTCGCTCAATGACACTGCTTGTCAGATTATTCGGGATCAGATAGGCAGACATACTAAATATGTTTTTGTCAGAGAGCGTAAGCAAAATGGTGTTATTGATTTAGTGCCAATGACGGTTAACGCAAACAAGGCATTTAATTCTGCCATGAAAAGAGCGGGTATTGAAGGGTTTCATTTTCATGATTTGCGTCACACTTGGGCAAGCTGGTTAATTCAAGCCGGTGTACCGTTATCGGCATTACAAGAAATGGGCGGCTGGGAAAGCATAGAAATGGTTAAACGATATGCTCATTTATCACCCATTCACTTGCAAGAACACGCCAAAAACATCGATGATATTTTAAATGTGAATGGCACGAATATGGCACGCAAGATAATTTGA